CCATGAACGCAACTATCGACGAGACAAATCCGATCCCGACCGACGAGAAGCATCGTCAACAATTCAGCCGCTACCCGTGTTGGCCCACCTTAATTGAATTCGGGCTTCGCCCGAATGAATTGGTGGGCTGGGACTCCCCAGCCACCCAATTTCGTCGTTCCAACTCTCTAGAGGCACCGTTAGCGTGTTTTGTCCGGGCTAGAATTAAGCCGGTAGTCACCACCGTCCCCCGATCTGCGTTAGCCGAGGTGGTGTCGGCATGATGTTGCTCCGATCTCACAGTAGCCGGAGCAACTGCCTTCGTTGCGACGCCCACGTACCCGCGAACTTTCGTCGCGTCCACGGCGACGAGGACGACCGCGCGCACCGCTGTCCCGAGTGCGACTCGTGGGTCCGGATCTGCGAGGGAAGCGCGGCCGGAAAAGACGTCGACACGCCGGACCCGCAGACCAGTCCTGCCCGCAACGCGGGCGAGCCGTGGGACGGAGGGCTGTCGGGATGAGCCCGTTCGTTCGCGCGAGCCGGCTGTACGACCCGGCACAGGGTCCGCGGTCACACGTCCGCGACGCCGCTTGGCTCCGCTGGCAGCGCGACGCCGAACGGAGGCGGTCCGCATGAGCGGCGACCGGAGTGGTGAGGCCGCCGCGATCTTCACGTCGCACGGCGTCCTCGACGCGACGACGACGATCCTCGCGGCCCGAGTCGTCGGGCCGAGCGCCGAGGCGAACCCGATCGTCCGCGAGTTACTCGCGATGGGCGAGCTGCCCGCGGCGGTCACGATGCTTGTGACCGTCGGCTTGTGTTGCGGTGCGTGGCCGGTCGCAGCCGACGCCCTAGAGACGCCGGAGTGGGTCGGACTCGGGATCGCGACGATCGGCGCCGCCGTCGCTGCGGTGAACCTGGTGGTGGTGGTGTTCGCGTGAGCCGCGCGAGCGGCCCCGTCTCGTCGAAACGAGCGGGAGAGAATGCCGAGGCGGCGGTCCTCGAAGCGGTCGACGGGCTGGCGTACGTTCCCGACACCGAGACAGAACACGTCGACGCTCGCGCCGAGACGCTCGTCATGCCGTCGCAGTCGCTCCCGTTCGTCGGGATCTGCCTGCTCGAAGCAGGCTCGCTCGTCGAGATCAAGAGCGCGATCCCGCGCCTCGCGAGCGGCCGCCGTGGTCGGTTCTACCTCCGGCGCGAGCAGCACGAGCTGCTCCGCGACGCCGGCGGGAGCTACCTCTTTGCGGTGTGCGAGCCGCGACCCGACCGCGAGCCGGTCGCGATGAAGATCGTGCCCGCGACCGTCGTCGGCGACGCGGTCATCGCGTGGCGCTCCGGCGGAGACGATCGGCCCGAGTGTTCGCAGGTCGCGTGGTCACGGATCTTCCACCCGAGCGAGGTGGAGCCTTGACCCGTCGTATCCTCCACCTCTTCGCAGATACAGGAGTGGAAGACGAGGTACTCCACACGTTCGGGGAGGTGACTCGCGTCGGGATTGACCCGTCACCGAACCCCTTCTCAACTGTAGTCCAAGGCGACGCCCGCGACCCACCTGTGTCCGGAGTGTTCGATCTGGCGGTCGCGCATCCACCGTGTCAGCGGTGGAGTGTTGCGACGCCTGGCGGTGGAGGCGATCCCGAATCACACCCGGACTATATCGGTGACGCTCGGGACGCGTGTCGCGAGCTTGCCGATCACTACGTCATTGAGAACGTCCGGGACGCACCCCTACGCGACCCGGTGGTGTTCTCCGGAGGGATGTTCGGAATGGGGATCCACTACCCGAGAGCGTTCGAAACGTCGTTCTCGGTCCCCGTGCCGCGTTCGGTTCCGCGGTGGTCGCCGACGGCGGGCCCGCTCGCAGAGCAGGGGAAGCAAGGGAACGCGTGGGTCGGTAGTAACGAGGGGTGGCGGCTCGCGAAGGGGTACGGCCACGATTGGCCTGCCCGCGGGCTGAAACGTCACGCCGTACCGGCTCCGTATCTCCGGCGCTTGCTATACTGGTGGCTCGCCGCCGACGAGACCGACGAGACGAGCGAGCAACTGGCCCTTTCGGAGGTGTCACTGTGAGTACCGCCGCCTACGGGCTCCGACGCCCTGCTGCCCGCTGGGAAGGTAGCGAGAAGTACGCGGCGTGTCCCCGGTGTCAGAAGGAGGTGACCGAGACGCTCGGGGCGCCGGCGATCGCGACGCTTCGGCTCGCGAACCAGAATCCGACCCGCGTCGACGGTGACGCGATCAACGCACGCGGGTACACCTGTGAGGCGTGCCGGTACGTCCTCGCGATCGCGCCGGAAGCCGCGATCGTCGACGTTGATGATCCGACCGACGACTCCGACCGGACGCCGTGGGTTCGGCTCGGTGCGGTGTTCGTCGACGGCTCGAAGCGCCCGATCGTGGTTCCGCGTCGCGAGGTGAGCTCGCGATGAAGGCCGTCGAGACGGCCCCACACGAGTACATGGCGAATTACGTGTACTCGGGGCTCGGGGCGTGGTTCGGTTCGGCGCGGCTCGTCGACAAGACTGGTAGCCGCCGTGGGAGCTTCACGCTCGACGGCGAGAAGTGGCGGGTGACGCTCTCCTATCAGGAGTCGGGTCTCGCCCCGCCGGACGGCGGCGAGACGCCGGACGGAACCCGCGTCGACTTCGACACGCTCCGAGAGTTCCGGCTGAACGCGGTTGCTGACGACGAGGTCGGCGAGCGGAAGGTGAAGGCCCTGATACAGCCGCGGTGGCGCGGGCTCGAATCCACCGAGGGAAAGTCGGTCGCGCGGCCGATGTGGGATCTCGGTGACGCGGTGAACGTCCGGGTGAACGCGTCGAACGTCGAGTTCGATGAGGTGGAATCGGTCATCCAGCGCGCGGCGGGCGCGGTGACGCTCGACCCGATGTACTTCGAGAGCCGCAACAACGAGTACAGCGTCGTGGTCGACGCCGCGCGGTACGTCCGGATCGACCGGGACGTGTCCGGGGCAATCCACTCCCGCGAGGGGCCGCTCGCCCGGATGGGTCACCTGCTCGAAAGCGACCGCTCGGGGTATCGGAAGCTCGTTCAAGACGACACCGAGCGGGCCGGGTATTACCACACGGTGACGCTCGGGCCGAAGCGGATCCGCGAGGCGTTTCCCGACCATCGGATTCCGAAGGAGTTCAAGCACTACTACGCGCGAAACGCCGAGTCGCTGCCGGACGACCACCCGCTCGCGCACCCGAAGGTCGAAGCGTCGTATCAGTCGAGCCGGTGGGACGAGAGCCTGCGGCCGGTCGATCACGACGAGATCGCTGACGAGCTCGAAGAGGCGATCCTCGCGACGCTGAACGAGTCGGGGCTCCCCACGCAGCCGCTCGACGACGACGGCCCGGGCGGCGGTCGCACGTTCGTCGAAGATGCGTACTTCGAGGCGGAGACCGTCGACCGCTCGCGAGTTCTTCCGCTGAACTTGGAGCGCGTCGAGAGCGACCAGCGAAACGTTGTCGTCCGCCAGCTCGCGGACGGGCTCTCGCCGGTCGAGTGGGACTCGCTGAAGACGCTCGTCGCGGACGGCGGCGACGTGTCGCCGGCGGAGATCGCGGACGAACACGACTGGCACCCGGATAGCGTCCGCCGGGGACTCCGGCGCATCGAGGAGATGGTCGTTCGCGAGCAGGGGTCGGTGGCGTTGCGGTCGCATCACGTCGCGGAGCAGGTCGTCGAGGCGCTCGACGCGGCGCGTGAGGGCGTGCGGAACGCGATGGGGGCCGCGGCGAACGCGGTCCAGAACGCGGAGCGTGCGTCCCTCGACGAGCGGACGGACGAACTGATCGCGTTCTGCCAGGCGAACGGGATCCACATCGACGAGCGCGAGGCGCACCTTCGAGTTCGGATGGGGAACCTCGCCGACGAGTCCTGGTCGGAGCTGGTGACGCGGCTCAAGCGGTACTGGGTCGGCGCGGGTCGCGATCCGGAGCGACTGAAAGAAGCGGTCTCGCACTACCGCGACGCATCTGGTCCGAAGATCCGACCGGTGCGGAGTGCGTGGGGGAAGGGTCAGACGCTCCGGTAGCGCGGCCCCTCGTGAGTGGCAACACTACCCTGACCCTCTTTTTGCGGCCGTTTTCCCCTCGATTGACTCCTCCGACCGGTGAGTTCGCGACGATCTCGACCGCAACACAAGCGCGGATCCGGACTCGACGAGCTGCTCGTCGACGCCGAACCGACACCGGGGGGTCGGTTGGCGGTTAGGGGTGTGGCTAAGGCCACAGATTCTAAGGTACCCACAGCACAGGGACTGAAAGTCGCACCACAGATACGCTCAGAAGCTATCTATGCCATTCACCAGAGGGACAGTTTTAATTTGTCACTTGTTAATGGTCAAAGTATATTGACAGGCGAAACGGAGCTATCTACCGTAGATTCCTCACTGACTAGACAGTACCTGTACTATCAGATACTTCCTCACTTCGTTGAGCCTATTCACATACTAGATCAGTTTCTCGATGATAACACGCATTTATTCACACTGGTGGGCGTCTTCGCCGCTTTTACGATATATCTTCAAACAATAGGAGAGCGAATTGGGAATCAATCGTTTATCAACTATGGACTAGTTGTTGGATTTCTAATTGTGGTTTTCTTGTCCCTTCTTGTCCTAGCAAAAATGCTACCATATTATTATAAAACATCTTCAGTGATCATGTCGACGGAAACTTGGGGACTGAGTATATTCGGATTCTTTTATATACAAGTTATTTCCCTGACCGTCGGGGTGATTGCCCAGTTTGAACAGGTACTTTCAGCGTATCTCGTTATATTTTCGGTTATTGCTGGGCAATTATTCGGCTTCGGGGTATCATTGGGTTACGTGAGTATTGTTGGTAAAATATCGAACTATCTGGATCGGCTCGATTATCCTTTCCTTTGGGTCGCCGTATTTGTCATGCTCTATGTTGGTGGGTTAGTGGGAATTAACTTATCACAAATACCACAAGTAGATGAAATTGATGGGTTAGTTACTCTGTCACAAGCGTATTTATTCGGGGCTTATACCGCGTATATCATGTACGTGTTTGTTACTGGAATCGTCGCTATCGTGGTTGTGGCATATACCCCGAAATGGGTATGGAAACAGCGTGATATACTCTCCAAATTGTTTGCTGGGATACGGCGTTTGATTCCAATCTGAATATGAACGCGTTGTACAGAGAACCTCAAGAACCTCCAAAGGATCACAGTTCAAGTTGATCTCTCCGGGAGTACCTCAACTCACTGTGGTTGGAGTTGTCTAGATGGGACTTGCGCCTCACGACTGTGAGACCGATAATGCGTCTTTCCGGGATTCGTCCAGTTCGTTATCTCCAAGTCCCGAGCGCGGACCGTCCGCGACGACACGACGGTTATCTCTCTCCCTTCCGCCCGGTACCACACGAGCGCATACCCTCCGTCAGCGTCCGCGAGCGTCTCGTGCTGGTCCTCCCAGAACTTGAACGTCGGTCGAACGCCGTTCACCATCGAACCCTTCACGTCCCACGGGCGGCCGTCCTCGTCGCTCGCGTCGAACTTCAGCCCGTCCACGACCGGATAGTCAAGCGTGAGCGGGTAGCGGTCCGTCGCCCACAGCTCGACGAGCTTCCCGTACCGACCGACGATCGCCGGGTCGTAGCTCACGGCGATCCTCGTTTGGGTTGCGGTTGGTCGCCACGCCGATCGACGTCGCCGAACGAATTTCGACCGAACCCCGGCCGCGCGGCCCCCCGCGGATTCGGACCCCCCGCCCGGATCGCACGCGTATAAACAGAGGTATGCGCCGGGGCGGGCGGGTGAATGAACGAGCGAACCGCCGCCGCGTCTATCGATTCACGCGACGGCATCGTTCACTACCTCGCCGTACTCACCGTTCCTGTATTCAGCCATCCGGTCGGAGACCCACGCCGCGGAGTAGCCGACGAGGTCGCCCGCGTCCGCGTATGTCATCCCGTGATTCTCCACCGCGCGGATCGCCTTGCTGATCGCTTCCTCGCGTCGGACCGAGTCGGCGTCGACGCCTTTACTCTCGTCGTCCTCGTCGACGAGCTCGATCGCAAACTCGCTCGGCTCATGTTCCGGGTAGTTCGCAGCCGTGTCGGTCAGCCCCTTGTAGTCGCTCCCTTCCTCCCAGTCGTCCTTACCGCCCTCACTCTCTAGGAGGCGAGCGCGACCCGGGTCTGACCGCGAGGGCTTCTCGATCGCGAGCGACGCGACCCGGCGGATCGATTTCGCGGTTTTCGTGCGCGTGTGCCCGACGAGCAGGACGCTCCCGCGCTTCGGGTTCGGCCCGTGTTTGGACTCCTTCTTGCGGATGAAGAGCAGCGAGTCCGAGAACTGCTCGGCGGCCTTGTTGCCCGAGCCGAATCCGGAGAGTTCCTGAGCGATCTCGTCGAGGACCGCCAGCACCGGCCCTTCGATCTCTGCCATCGCTTCGAGCATCTCTCGGTCGGAGCGCACCACGCGATCGAAGCCGTCCCACGAGGTGTTTCCGATGAGCGCCCCGCCGGTCCGGATCCGCCACGCCATCGCCACGTCCAGCGTGGTCGCGGTCTTGCCCGAGCCGGGCGCCCCGAACACAAGGCCGATCGCGCCTTCGTGCGCGAGCTCGCCGGCGGCGTCGCGGTAGAGGTCGCCGCCCTCGCGCTCCTGTCCGGTGAGCCCGGTCGCACTCTTCATTTGCGAGACCGACCCGTGTCGCACCGCCTCGTCGATAGTCTCGGTCGCGGCGTTGGAGATGATGAGCCGACCGATTCGGGTCTCTTCGATCGGCTCGTCGAGCAGCCCGTCGTAGTAGTTGAGCACCGCGAGCGTTTGCCGGTCGTCGACGAGCCCGGCGTACCCGCGGACGTGCTCGCCCGGGTCCTCGCCCCGGAGCGCGCTCGCGAGTTCGGCCGCCGCATACGCGCCGGTCTTATCACTCAAACACGATCACCCCGCCTACGACCGTCAAGAAAGCAACTAACGCCGGGATATCACCCTCGAACCGCTGGGTCGTGGCTACCAGCACCACCAGCGACATGGTGAGAAACATCACCCGGTCGACGGTGATCGAGCTATTCATCGGTCGCCTCCAGCGCCTCAGTCTCGTCAAGCAGCTCGAAGCCGATCGTGTCTCCGTGTCCGTTCCGCTCGGTGTCGATGTCATCTCTCTTCATGCTCTGTGGTTTGAGATCGTCCGGTAGTTCCTCGTCGAGAATCGCCGAGACGGTCGCGCCCTCGTCGTCGAACGACGGCGTGAGCGTCGGATCGAGGATCGCCTCTTGATCCTTGAGCCGACGCTTGTCGAGCGTCCGGGCGATCGACCGGAGCCGGCGCTTGAGCCGCCGTGCCTCCTGGGCGTCCGGTTCGAACTCCTCGCGGAGCTCGGCGACCGCTTCGAGCGCGTCGACGACTTGGACATTGCCCGCGAGTTCGGAGCCCGCGACGGACTCGCGCCAGTTGGCGACGGCGACGTTGTCTTCGGGCCGGTACTCGCGGCACTCGTACACGCGCTTCGCGACGGGCCACTCGAAGAGGCTCCCGGCGTGGACCTCCATGTCCGCGAACTGGTCTTCGCTGAGCTCGTAGACGGCGCCACCGGTGTCGTCGTTCGCCTCGAACGCGACGAGATAGATCCCCTCCTCCTCGGGGAGCAGGTCGACGACGTAGCCGCCGGCGACGTACCCACCGATCGCGATCGCGACCGCGGCGGTCGCGACGACGCCGGCGCCGTCGATCTCCCACGGGTAGGGATACCGACCGCTCTCGGCGCCGGCGACGAACAGCAACACAAGCCCGCCGGCGAGGTTCGGTCGCTCGCGGGCCGTTTCGATCGGGTTCATAGGACCCTCTCGACGGACTTCTCTTCGTCCTCTCTGCGGTTCTTGACCACACGGAAGGTGAGACCGGCGCCGCCGATGCCCGACAGGAGGATAAGAATCTGGGCCCGCTCGTAGCTGATCGGCGGCCGGTTCGGCGTCGTCTGTCCCGTCGAGACGTATGCGAACCGGTTGTTCGCAATGCTGCCCGGCGTGGTCATGGTGACGGCCGCCTGCCCGGCTCGGAGTGGGACCGAGACGAACACCTCGGTCTGCCCTTGCGGGAGCCGATGCTGGTAGATTCGACCGGACCCGGAGCCCTCACCGAACTGAACCGCTTCGGTGAGCGTGATACGCGTAGACTCGTCGGTCTCGAAGAGAAGTCTGAATCCGCCGCGGTCGCGGTCGTACTCCCACTCGACGAGCCGGGTGTCGGCGTCGATCTCCTGCGCGTAGGTCTCTGGCTCGCCGACATCGACGGACGTGTTCGTCTCTAAGCCGGGACCGCCGTCGTCCTGCGCGGCGGCACCGCCGACCGCAACACAAGCCGCGAGGCTGACCGCAACACAAAAAATCAGAATACGGCGCATGGTTAGACCCCCGGAATCGCCGACCGGATCGTGTTCTCGACGAACCCCCACGCGAGTCCGATCGGGTCGTAGCCGAGGGCCACCATGACGATCCCAATGAATACCGCCGCCGTGCCGAATTTCAGTATCGGCTTGACGACGAACGACAAGACCGACAGGTACGGCGCGAGAGGGTTGATCATCAGCTGTTGCCTCCCTGTCCGAAGAGCGCGTACACGACTCCCGCGCCACCGACGACGGCCGCGATGAGTCCGACGTTGGGCGAGCTCCCCTCGAACCAACCGGCGCCGGCGCCGCCGGAGCTCTGCGATTTCTCGTACTTCTCGATGAGCTCCTGATTCTGCTGCTCCAGCTGGTTCCACTCCTCTTGCGTGATGTAGTTCGAATCGGTCTGCGGCTCGCTCGACTCGAACGACGCGCTCGACGTCTGCTCGCCGGTCTGCCGATTCACGATCGACTCGACGGTGAACTGCTTAGAGAGGTTCAGCGTCTCGTACTGGGTACTGTCGGCGCCGGAGACGTACTCTGCCGAATCGACCTCGGTGATCGTGGTCTCCAGCTCTGAGCTGGCGTCGTACGAATAGGTGCCGTCGCCGTTGCCGGTCCAATCGGTGGCGGGGACCGAGACGGTTTCACCGGCGACCGTCGTCACGTTCACGACCGTCCCGTCGTACGGCTGTGCGGTGAGGGTTATCGTCCCGCCATCGACGCCGGTCTCGTAGGCGTCCCATGTACCGGAGAGTTGACTCACGTCGGTCGTGAAGTAGGCGTCCCCCGCGAAGGTGCTCGGGTCGTACGTCGCACCCGATTCGATCGGTCCGTCAGACTCATTGGTGAGGCCAATGGTCCCCGAGAGCGTCGCGCCTGTCTCGGAGATCGTGATCGTCACCTTGCGCTCGGGGTCGATCGGGATGTTAAGCGCGGCGAGATCCGCGATTGCCTGAGCTTCCGACTCTTCCGACGAGAGCATCGCTGCCCGCTCGCGGGGAGTGATGAGTTCGGAAATCTCGATGTCGCCGGACTGAACATCGGAGTAGACGGACGAGACCCACGTTGTGATGCCGTCGCGGAGGTTTTGTAACACCGTTTCTATCTCTACCTGAATCGGATTCCAGCTACCAGCATTCAGGTAAACAACTGATTCTCCATCGTACTGAACAGTAACACCCTCATTCTTGAGGTCGCCGAGATTGCCGGCGAGCCCGTTGATGGGGTCGAGAAAGATGGACTCAGTCCCTTTGTCAATCTCCACGTTTCCGACGCTGATAGTGGAGCCGTCAGCCAGGTTGTACGAGGTCGCATTAGACGACCCGGCTGGGTTTGCGAGAAGGTCATTGATTGTGTTGTCACCCTTGTTCAGCATCAGCAGCGCGTCGGACTTCCCGATGTCCGGATGTGTGACAAGCGCGGAAAGGATACCGTCGAATTCAGCAACCCCCTCATTCCACGACTTGAGAAAATTCGACTGAACAGTCGTGAGGTAGCTGTTGATTTCAGCAGTTGCCGCGTCGAGTACAGCCGACTCAGAAGAGCCGGCATTCAACTCCTCGATCGCCGCGATCTTCGCGTCGGTGTACGCGGTGTTTTCGACACCGTCGAGGATGTTCTGATTGTCGACGATCGTGCTTGCGTTCGTCGATTTTCGAGTTCGAGCGGTTTGATATACCTGCTGTTTGAGGGCGTCAGCAGTAAGCCCCTCGGCGGGCGAGTCAGAGCCCAGAACCTCGAATTCGCGAAGCGCCCACCCGAGGGCAACCGGGGGACTCACAGCGGCGAGCGCGGCGGTCTTGCCGACACTTCCCCAGTCGATCGCCGCCGCCGGCCGCGCGGTCGAGCCGAGCGCCCCGACGCCGGCGGCGGCGCCGACGCCGACCGCCGTCGTTCGCAGGAGCCCGCGACGAGTAAGCCGGGGAGAATCTGGTTGTGTTGCGGTCATAGGCTATTCCTCGCGGCTCACCAGGTAGACGACGAACAACACTACCGCGACGGTCCCGAGGGCTCCGGTCCCGCCGTCGAGTCCCGCTCCGGCGCCGCCGCCCATGGCCACCGTCCCCCAGTTGACCGTGTCGACCAGCGAGGCGTTCCCACCCGTCGATGCGGTGATATGGATCGAGTCGTAGGTCTGGCGGTCGGAGTCGGAGAGTGTCACATTCGTGGATTCAGTCGTGTTCTCTGCGACTGAGAGGGTCGTCTCTTCGAGCACGGTCCCGTTTCCGGGTGTCTCGCTCCCGTTGAGCCCTTCGAACGTGACGTTCACGCTTACCGGTCCGCTCCCGTTCATGTCGTCGAGACCGACGATGTCGACGTAGGCGGATTCGGTGTCGTTCGTCACGTCGATCGTGTCGTTGACGAGCTCGGTTGAATTGGTCTGCCCGGCGACCCCGCCGGCCGCGAACGCGAGACCGATCGCGCCGATTGCGACGACCGCGACGAGGAGCGCCGCGCTTGTGTTGCGGTTCATCAGTCGCCCCCGTCCCCGCGAATCTGGTCGACGACATCCGGCACGTCGTAGAACCCGGCGTGATCGGCGAGCGTGACGACGCCGGCGACGGCGACCGCACCGTAGACGACGGTCGCGACGGTCGGCGAGCCGAGCGCGGTGCCGAGCTCGGAGACCGCGTTGTAGTCGAAGAATTCCAGCAGCCCCCAGTTGATCGAGCCGATCGAGGTGAGGATCCAGATGACTCCCGCGATCGTATCCTCGCCGTCCCAGATCGAACTCATAGCATCCACCCCAGCGCGAACTGCCCGGCAGTGACACCGACGACGTAGAGGAGTCCCCACAGGTCGGAGCTCTGGAAAAAGCTCCCGACGGTGTTAGGAAGGGTAATGAACGCGACCGGGAGGATCAGCGTCCCCGCGGCGGCGAACATGTACCAGCCCTGAAGCCCCTGAATGTCCTCGGAGAGAGTCGACAACTCGGTGTTGTCGTTCGTGAGGATGGTCCCGACGATGGACCCGTAGCCGAGGAGCCACGCGGTCGAGAGACCGATGCCACCGATCGTGAACTGGGTGGCCGAGAAGGTGACATCGAACAGTTGGAACGATGCGATACCGACAAGCATGAACGCCGAGGCGAGGCCTGTAACCACGAGGACCGCGTCGACGGCGTCGAATTCCATTTTCGCCATGCGAGCGGCCGGGCCACGGTGACCCCCATATACTCCCGCATTCAGTACGCTCCGTGTCCGTCCCGTGTCATCTTGAGGTATCTTTAAGTGAACCACCGTGCCCGCGAGGGTCGATGGGATTCAAGAGTCTCGTCGACCGCGACGGTAGCGGAACCGTAACGATCGACAAACAGCACCTCGAACTCGACGGATTAGTCGCAGAGGACGGTTCGATCAAGGAGGCCGACGCTCACACGCAGCGCGTCGGCGAGCGCGCGTACCTGGTACGCTTCCCGGAGAACGGTGAAGTGCCGACGCTGCTCGAACTCGTGGGGCGAGCGTGAAACCTCGTGGAGAGGGGTTCTCGACGCGACCCCGTGGGCTCCGACGTGGATGTATTCACAATCCGCGATCTATGTACCTTCCTCGCCGCGATCGGCGTGCGAGGTACATAGAAATCGATCGGATTTTGGGTGGCGGCCGCGGTGTTCGTAGTCGATCCGCCGGTCCCACTTCAATACGAACCGGTTCGGTCACTCCAGAACGACGGGATCGCGACCCCCGTACATACGATGTGATATAAATGAGCCGTCGAACCAGCCTCAAGATCACCGACGAACGTGAACGGCAGCTCGGAAGGGCGAGCGAGATTGTGGCAAGTGGCCCCAACGATGATCCACCGATGAGCGTAGTGATCGACGCCGCGCTTGCGCATCTGATTCAATCAGAGGCAAACATTCGGGAGGCTCGTGACGAGATAGATCCGACGATAATTCAGCGTTTCAATACAGACGTGCTTGGACTCCGATATCAGACAAGAATCGAAAGCCGCTGGCGATGATTCAATATCTTGTCATTCTATTGTGAACAGTTATAAGTATCCAGTATCCGTGCTCTAGGCTATGGTGCGGATAAAATTATATCGCCGGGCGCAGGCGATCATCTCCATTATTTTTGTTCTTCTAACTATTTATATTTTTAACAGACTCTTTGTTGTCGAACACTCTGAATTAGTCACAGAATTAACAAACATAGCAATATGGGCTGTCTCTGTCTTCTTAGTCTCACACTTCTCCACCACATACCTCTCTCAGGAGCTCGGTGTGGAGATCTACAATATTCTGTTAATTGTGGTTTCTGCCGGTGTTTTTATATCTACCACATTAATTATTTTTGAGATATCAGGAGTCACGGTTGAATTGAGCAACTATCAGCTCTCTCTACTGGTTATCTCGTTTATCACGGTACTTTTCACTGTTTTAAACAGATGGAAAATTGAAAAAATCAACTCAGCACGGGGTAGATCTTAGCATATTTGTACATGTCTCGAACAAAAGAATATAATATAATAGCCGTGGTTTTTGGTGTATTAGCAACATCTATTGGACTTGTTATATCGGTTTTACCTCCTACACTTCCTGGGCCGATGACGCCTACTCTTCTTGCTGTTATAGCTTTTAGTTTAACATTAGTGGGTGGATTATTCAAAGTGGCATCAATTAATGACAAAGAATCAGATATACGTAGCACTAGAGAGGAAAACAGTTCCAGTACAATTGAATTGCCGGAACAAGAGTTAGACAACCGAATTAATGAAGCGTTTGAACGCGGTAAGTCCAGAGGAATGATAATTGCTGCTTTGGAAAATCAAAAAACAATATCCAAACAATATACGAACAACCTGAGTGTTAACTCCAAATCAGCGATGGAAGCGGACAACGTGCGCAGATTAAATAAATTAGAAAATAAAGTAAAATCAATACAAAACCAAATCTCAGACCTAAAAGAGCAGACAGATCAGGATTCAGTTGAAGATCTAGACGAGCGAATAGAATCTCTAGAGGAGGACATTACCGATTTGAAAATTAGTGGACTAAATCAACAAAGTTTGGAGGATGAACTTGACTCAGTTGAGGATGATATAGATTCGGTGAAAACAGAGGTCGTTAAAATATATGGTATTACGAGAGGAATTTACAGGAAACTGAAATCTGACGTGGATGAGTTTGAGACCAGTTCAATTGAGGATATAGAAGACACCCAGCGAACCAATAAAATAGAAGAAACGGATGTTAAGGATTCCAAGGAGAAAGAAGTGAATACAGAATAACCTCTTGTCGTTGGTCCCTGAATTTCTCGAACCTGAATAGATTCTCAGTCAGCATAGTATCGTGTACACCCGATCTTTGACCTTGGAGTTCCTCAGAGAGATCCACGAATATATCGCGGTGACGGATTTGATCTCCCGAATTCGTCGTTGCCGTATCAGAGGCTAGATTAGTACATATAAAATAGCGAGCCACGGGCGCGAAGTGATAGAAGTATTACTGAGGAACGATTTACTCCAAATCCTCGCTATTGAGGTTGCCGGCAAGGTATGCTCGACCGCGATCCGTAATTTCGTAGTATCCCGAGTCTACCCTCACAACTAAGTCTTTGTGTCGGAGCTTGCGCAGACGCTTGTTGACGTAGTTGCGGGTGTAGTCGGTGTTGTACGCTAAGACCGCGGGAGAGAGAACAATCCCACTGGATTCAAGAGTTTCGAGGATTCGGTCGTCTCCCTGAGTCATCCACGAAACTCTCGGGCGCATATGGAAGCCCTTCCGATACTGACCGTATATGTGTGACGAGTTAGTCTACTAAAAATATATGGGGTATTTCAAGAATACAAACAATGTACTAAATATAAGTAGAGCCAGTGTTTTGGCATGACTAACGGAAGCACTCTCGCGGACCCGTCGCTCTCCGATGGGTCCGACTCGAAGGAAATCGGACCCCGCTGCTGGAGACAGCGGGCCCGCGTGGACTTCCGTGAAGGGGCACGAAAGCCATGTTCGACCACTACGCGCCGGGGTTTGAAATCCCCGATCGACCGAGGAACCGCAACACAATCGCCGGAGGCGACCACTTTCAGTTTCACTGCCCGCGTCTGGATCTTCTCTTTTTAACACCGGTCCGTCGGTCGGAATCGATGCCTCCGAAAGAAGTTGTGCGGATCGAAGACCGGCAGGATAGGTGGCGGTTCGTGTGTCCCCGCGGCCACCGCTCGTGGGAACCGACGAATCACCACTTCTGGTGTCAGAAATGCGCCGCGAGCGACGACTACGACGGCGTGTTTCAGACGCTCCGTGACCGCAAAACTGGCGCCGAGTTGACCCGCGATCGGGTGCGGCTCGTGACGCCGGTCGGTCCCTACGATCGCGATCTCGACGGCGAGGAGGGGTCCGCATGAGCGATGTCTCGGAGTATGTGGACGAGCTCACCGAGACGGAGAGGAAAGACCTCGAACAGACAGTACTGTCTCGGGTTCAGTCCTCAAGAGAACACGCTGAGAGATTGGTTGAAGGGCTGACTGAGGAAGAGCTACGGGAACATCTCGAAGAGGTGGAGAGATGACCTGCTACTCCATCGCGTCCCGGATGTCATCCTCAGACCAAGGGATCATCGTAACACCACCGTCCTCCTCGCAGGTGAAGAGAACCTGCTCGCCGGGCTCGATGCCGGACTTTTCAACGACGGCAGGAGGGATCGTTACGGCGACTGAGCTACCACTCTCACGCACTTTCCGGGTCTGGGACAAATCGACCGTGTCGTCCATGCCCCGGATATCAGACGGGAGTGTTGAAGATATTTCGGTGGTCAGGAGGGCGAAATGAGCGACGACGATCTACAAGATATCCCGCCGTCCGTTGCGCGGGATCTCTACCTCGATCAACGGCGCGAGGAAGTGAGTACGTCGACGCTCAAATCGCACCGATACAGGGTCGATCAGTTCGTCGAGTGGTGCGAGGAGAACGGGATTCGGAGCATGTCGGAACTCGACGGGCTCGATCTCCACAACTACCGGATCAAGCGTCGCGAGGAGGACGGGCTCAAGACGATCTCCCTACAGGGTCAACTCTCGACGATTCGCCAGTTCCTCCGTGTTTGTGCGAACGTCGAGGCCGTCGAAGAGGGGCTTCACGAGAAGATCATCCTCCCGTCCGTCCCGAAGTCGGAGCAGTCGAACGACGAACTGCTCGCGAAGGGGGAAGCGGAGGCCGCGCTCGAATACCTGGACCAGTATCAGTACGCTTCGCGTGAACACGTCGAGCTGCTCCTCCTGTGGCGTACGTCGATGCGTCGCGGTGGACTCCGGGCGCTCGATTTAGGCGACTTCGACCGCGAGGAGTCGGTGCTCGAAGTCCGCCACCGGCCCGAGAGTGAGACGCCGCTGAAAAACGGCGAATGGTCGGAGCGCGACGTTCAGATTCACGAATCGGTCCGGGACGCGTTGATCGCGTACATCGAAGGGCCGCGGAAAGACGTGGTCGACGACTACGATCGCGCCCCGCTCTTGACGACGACGCACGGACGCGTCGCCCGCGGAACGGTGAAACAGGACATGTACCGGGTGACCCGGCCCTGTATGTACGGGGTCGAGTGTCCCCACGATCGCGACCCCGACGAGTGCGAGGCGACTGAGGCGCGCAAGGCGAGTAAGTGTCCGTCCTCACGGTCGCCGCACGCTATTCGGACAGGATCGGTCACGGCCTACCTCGACGAGGGGACGCCGAAAGCGGTCCTCGGCGACCGGGTCGACATGACCGAGAAGACGATGGAAACGCACTACGACAAGGCGAGCAAGCGCGAGCGGATGTACCGCCGGACCGACTACTTGCCGGAGGATTTCTGA